TCACAGGAAACCAATCTTAACGTCGCTCCATATTTTGACGACTTTGATCCTCAGAAGGATTATTATAAGGTTTTATTCAAACCTGGTTATCCAGTACAGGCGAGAGAATTAACATCTCTTCAATCCATACTGCAGAATCAGGTTGAGAGGTTTGGGCAGCACTTTTTTAAAGAAGGTGCAAAAGTAATTCCTGGAAATACGACATATTCAACTAACTATGAGTGTGTTGTTTTAGAAAATACTTATCTTGGAGTCCCACTCTCGGATTATATTGATCAATTAGTTGGATCACAAATTACTGGACAACAGTCTGGTGTAAATGCTACGGTTGATAATTATATTCTCAGTTCCGATTCTACTAGAGATCAAGTTACTTTATTTGTAAATTACTCTGGTTCAGGAACAAGTAATCAAGAGAGTATTTTTAGATCTGGCGAGCTTTTAACTTCAAATGTTACTATTTCTACTGCGAACACACTGATTGCTGAAGGCGTACCTTTCGCATCCACTGTAAGTGAAAATGCCACAGCGATTGGATCTGCATATTTTATTAGTAATGGTGTATATTTTGGAAAAGGGACTTTTCTGAATGTATCCGATCAAACTTTAATTTTAGATCAATATAGTAATACTCCAAGTTACAGAATTGGTTTATTGATTGAAGAGACAATTGTCAATGCTGATCTTGATCCTTCACTCACAGACAATTCTGCTGGATTTAATAATTTTGGTGCTCCTGGAGCAGATAGACTTAAGATTTCAACTTCTCTGGCCAAAAAAGATTTAACAGATTATGATGATAGTAATTTTGTTGAACTTGGAACTGTAATTAATGGTGTATTGCGTGAGAGAAACACCAGTGATTATTCTTTTATTACTGACGAATTAGCGAGAAGAACATATGCCGAGTCTGGTGACTATTATGTTAAGTCTTTTGGACTTAATGTAAAAGAGTCTTTAAATGATAGAGAAGGCAATAGAGGATTATTCAACGCAGATCAAACAACATATTCTGGATCCACACCATCTGATGATTTAGCAATCTATCAGATTTCCCCTGGTAGAGCATTCGTAAAAGGATATGATATCAAGACAACTGCACCTACATTCCTTGATGTTCCAAAACCGAGAACATCTAAAACTCTCAAGCAACAGCAGATCAACTATAAGACAGGTGAGACACTAAAACTTAATAGAGTTCACGGTTCTCCAACCATAGGTATTGGTAACACTTATGTTCTAAGTCTCAGAGACGCTAGAGTTGCTAATAGTGCAACTGGTATTGCTGGTAAAGAAATTGGATTAGCAAGAGTTTATGATTTTAGATTAGACTCAGGAACTTATAACTCTTCCAATTCAAACATCAATGAATGGGGAATATCTCTTTTTGATGTTCAAACCACCACTGAATTTACATTAAACGAAACCATTACTTTATCAGTCCCCACTTTCATCAAAGGCAAAAGTAGTGGTGCAACTGGGTTCTTAAAAGAAGCAGCAACTGATACAAAATCTCTTGTATTATATGAAACTTCTGGTAAGTTTATTACAAATGAAAATTTTATTATTGATGGAGTTGAAAATCCTAGAGTAGCAACGGCAATTACTTCTCATGGCATTGGTGATGTATTATCAGTTTTTGGTAGTGCAAATGGTGCTGAAGTTGGAGCA